AAAAGGTAATCCAAATGATGATATGATTATCGAAAGGTTATTGGTAGAACCAACTTTACCACAACAACCAGAAGTTCACATACACATAGTAATTCCAAATGAGTTTAAGACATTTGGTAAGTATAATATTGGTATTACAGCTGGTCTTGAATGTACGGCGATACCACATGAGTGGGTTGATGGTTTAAATCAGATGGATTTAAATATTGTACCATCAAATTTTGTTAAAGAATCAATTAAATCAACTTCATTTGATGTTGTTAATGACCAAACACAACAAGTACAAAACAGAATTATGGTACAAAAACCGATAGAGGTTTTGTTTGAAGGAACTGATACGTCAATTTTTAAAAAGACTAAAGAGTTTTCAAAAGATTTAGTTGATGAGTTTAAGAATGTAAAAGAAAATTTTAATTTTTTATACACAGGTCATTGGTTACAAGGTGGTTTAGGTAAAGATAGAAAAGATACGGGTATGTTAGTTAAGGTATTCTCTGAGACATTTAAAGATATGAAAAATGCTCCAGGCCTAATTATGAAGACTAGTGGTGCGTCATTCTCTGTTTTAGATAGAGAAGATATGTTGAAAAAAATTAAAGACATACAAAAGTCAGTTAAGGCTAAAACTTTACCGAGTATTTATTTGTTTCATGGTGATATGACTGATGAAGAGATGAATGAGATATATAATCATCCTAAAGTTAAAGCTCACGTTAACTTAACTCATGGTGAGGGTTTTGGTCGTCCATTACTTGAAGCTAGTTTAAGTGGAAAACCAGTTATAGCTTCGGGTTGGAGTGGACACTTAGACTTCTTGTCAAAAGAATTATCTATTCTTATTGGTGGTAAGTTAGGTGATGTTCCTAAAAAATCTTTTCCGAAGGAAATGTACGTTCAAGGTTCACAATGGTTTACAGTAAATTATAATGAAGCTTCAGCGGTATTAAACGAGATTCATAAAAACTATAAAAAATACACTCTCAGAGCTGATAAACTTTCTAAAGTAAATAGTTCAATGTATTCATTAGATAAAATGACGGTTGAATTAAAAAAGATTCTTGATAAATATTTACCAGAATTTCCCAAAGAAGTTAAATTAGAGTTACCTAAATTAAAAAAAGTTGGTGAAACACAACCATCTAAAATAGAGTTACCTAAATTAAAAAAAGTTGGTGAAACACAACCATCTAAAATTAAATTACCAAAACTTAAAAAGGTTTAATATGGAAAGAGTAATAGATTGTCCAGTATGTCTTGACGTTGATAAATGTTTCGAAGATGTTCAAGAAAATTTTACAAGTTATCTTTGTTTTAATTGTGGTTTTATGAGTGATTCGAGATATGAAATAGATAGTATTAATTTACTTGAGAACTTAAAAAACTCACCTAAACTAGTACAAGATTTACAATTTAAGGATTTAAAACGTAATATAGTATGGTTTCCAGCCGTAATCAATATGGGTGAGAAGGGTTTAATATTTCCTGAAGGTAATCCAGATAATTTTGTTTGGAAATATGCACAAGTTATAGACGTTCCTGAAGGAGAACAAGGGAAGTATGATAATTATGATAGAAGACTTGACGTGGAAAATGCAGAGTCTTTTGGTCAAGAAGGATTTCTTGAAGCTTGTAAAGCTATGGGAATAACACAAAACATAGGATGATATGTCTAAACAAGTTTATAGTTGGGGTAAAGTAAAAGCTGGTGATATTATATCTTTCAGATATAAAAGTAAACAATCTAATAGTTTAACAACAATATTAGTTTTAAATCCTAAACTACCTTACTCGCGAGTTGATGAAACACAGACTTTTCATTTAGTTGGTCTAAAGCTAGAAACACAAGGTATTAGACCAATCGTTAGAGACAAACAAGTTCTTGTCAGATTATTAGAAAAAGTAGGTGTTCTTCAAGTTGTCGATGGTGAAAATGAAATATACAGAGTTTTAATAAAAAATGTAAATACTCGTGGTGTTAAACAAGATACTTATATAAAACTAAAAAGACAATTAGAAAAGTATAATTTATACAGAACTTATGATTATATGAAAGCTAGAAAATCACAAGTATTTTTAGAACCAATAGTATTACCTAAACAAATCAAAGAGGGATTAATTGGTACTTAGTTACGCGATAACAGTTTGTAATGAACACGTAGAGATACAAAAATTAGTTACATTTCTATTAGATAATAAGAGAGAACAAGATGAGATAGTAATTACTTTTGATTCTAGGAATGGGTCAAAGAGTGTAGAGGATTATCTCAGAACTAAATCAGTAAATGGTGAGTTTAATTGGCACCCATTTGATTTTAGTGGTAACTTTTCAGATTTAAAAAACTATACAAAGAGTATGTGTAGTGGTGATTATATTTTTCATTTAGATGCGGACGAAATACCACACGAAACTCTGATGGAACAATTACCACAAATATTAGATATAAATAACGTGGATTTAATTTGGTTACCAAGAGTAAATACGGTTGATGGTATTACAGAAGAACATATTCAAAAATGGGGTTGGAAAGTATCAGAGAAGGGTTGGGTAAATTATCCAGATTATCAAGCTAGGGTTTTTAGAAATACCGAAGAAATCAAATGGATTAAATCAGTACATGAAATCATAAGTGGTGCTTCTAATTTTTCACATTTACCACCATACGAGGAACTTAGTTTAATTCATCACAAGACTATACAAAAACAAGAAAAACAAAATAAATTATACGAGGAGTTAATGTGATTTTTTGGAGAATCTTGGATGGTAAATTGTATAGTGTTGGTGAGGTTGATAGATTAGGGTTTGAAAAATCTGAAGGTTTAAGAATACCAGATGAATATTTAGATACTAAACAGTTTATGATTATGAGAGGTGCTCAAGGTTTAGGTGATTGGGGAATTATATCTGCTATGCCACGATTACTTAAAGAAAAATACCCAGATTGTAGAGTCTACGTTCCATCAGAGTTTTTACTAGAAAATTTGTTTGGTAATCAATCTAATACTTCAACTTGGAGTAACCCATATGAAAATGTATCTAGTGTTTTTGATAACAATCCTTATGTAGATGGTGTTAAAGATTATATGTTGGGTGAAATATTCCACGACCACTACAGAGTTTATGATAAAAATAAAAAAGACATACCACTAATAAAACAGATGTTAAAGTTTTGGCAGTTTAAAGAAAGTGATTTTGAGGATTGTCTTCCAGAATTGTACTTCTCTGATGATGAAAAGAGTAGAGGTGATGAAATTATAAGTGAGTTCTTCGGTGAGGATTCATTTGGTGGTCTGTTATTAACAAACAGATTTGAGAGTAGAGGTGGTAGGTACGATGAAGAAACTAATAAAAAACTAATCAATCTACTCTTGGAAAAATCAAAAGATTTACCATTCGCTTATTGGACATATAAAAATCCAAATGAATTACCAATTAGTTTTAAACGAGGTTTAGATATGAGACATATCCCTACAAGGATACAAATGTATATTAGAACAAAAGCTAAACTAAATATAGGAACTCATTGTGGTTTCTTAGATTGTATTAGTAGGTATAGTAAAGTTTTTCAAATACAAAGAGTTTTTCCATTGAATCAAAATGTGGTTGAAAACGAGTTTTATGTTAACAATGAAAATTATGAAGAGGTTTTAAGATATGTTTAAAGATTTAATTGAATTTAAAAATATAGCGTTGTCAAATGATTTACTTGAAAATAAAAATGATAAACCAAATCTTTATGATTTAAAAGTGGTCTTTGATGATGATACAAAACTAGTTCAAGTTGTAAATAATGTGGATTCAAATAAGATGTTTAACTCAACTTATGTTTATGATTCGTCAAGGTCAATGACAATGTTGAAACATTTTGAAGAAGCTGCATTATCTTTACAACGAAGATTTAAACCAGAATTATCTTTAGAAATAGGTTCTAATAGTGGTATTTTTATTAAACACTTCCCTAATGATAAGAGTGTCGCGGTAGAACCTTGTACAAACTTCTCTGACTTGACTAGTAAAATGGGTATAAAAACTTATGGAGAGTTTTGGGATAAATCCACACAAGAAAAAGTAGTTTCAGAGAATGGTAAATTTAGACTGATATTTTCAGCTAACACTATTTCACACGTACAAAATTTAAATGAAACTTTAGAACTCATACGAGATTCATTAACTGATGATGGTGTGTTTGTTTTAGAAACACCTTCTTTTTTAGAGGTATTAAAGTATAATGCCTTCGACCAGTTTTATCACGAACACCAGTCTTATTTTTCTTACATATCTGTAAAAAATATTGTAGAGAGACTTGGTATGAGAATCTTTGATTTAGAAAAACACTCAGTTCACGGTGGAACATACAGATTCTTCATATGTAAAGAGGATTCCTTATTTGTTAATGCTATTGATGATAGAATAATTGAAGAGGAGATAACGTTTGAAGTAGATAATTACGATAAACTATCTAGTGTTATGGATACTATTAAACATAACATGAAAGAGATAAAGATGGTTATTGAAGATATAAAAAGTAAAGGTCACTCTGTAGTTGGTTATGGCGCTACAGCTAAGTTTACTAACGTTATGAATATGTGTGGTCTTAATGATAGTCATATAGATTATGTCCTAGATACGACACCATTAAAAAATAATAAATGGATACCAAATACAAATGTTCAAATAAAAGCGTATGAACCAAGTAAAGTCAAAGGTATAGATTATTTTTACTTAGGTGCTTGGAATTACAAAAATGAAGTTATTAGTAAAGAGTTACAATTTATTAGAAATGGTGGTAAATTTATTACCCATATACCAGAGGTTACTATTTTAACATGATATTAGTTACGGGAAATGGAACACTAGCTTCTGAGTTAGTTAAGTTATCAACTGACGACACACCAATAGTATCCTTGTCAAGAAAAAATATGGATATAACGGATGAGTACATGGTATCAGATGTTATTAAAAAATTCGTGGTCACACCTAATAAACCAAAGTACGTAATTCATACAGCCGCGTTGACAAAACCAATGGAGATTAATGAAACTAATCCAATAGAAAGTTTGTCTGTTAATATTGTTGGAACTTCTAATGTAGCAAAAATTTGTCATAAGTATGGAATTAAATTTATTTATATATCTACGGACTTTGTTTACCCAAGTCGTGAATACAATTATATGCCGCTAAGTCATAGAGAAGATACACCACTAAAACCATCTAACAACTACGGGTGGTCTAAGTTAGGTGGTGAATGTGTAACCCGTTTAATACCTAATTCATTAATACTT